GGATTGAACAATAAGGTGATGAGTCATTGCCAACATTGCTCATGATGATAAGGCTCCCATAGGTTGACCAACAGCATACTTTATTCCACCAGAAGTGTAATGGATATGATAATCCAGAAACATTTCTTCGGTGAATAAACTTTTCTTTAAGTGAGAGAATTGATATTCTCTTCCACAAAGTAAGTTTGCTCAATTTTTTGAAAATTTCTTTCCAAAAATTTGAGATAAAATATCTTGTTGAAGTCATAATGGAAGCCGATCAGTCGCAGCAGATAGATCCAATGAATAAATCGGCGTCTTTCCAAAAGGAACCCTTTTCAAGGGTTTCAATTGGTCAAACGTTCCATCCATAGGTAACTTTCCCAAATAATGGAAAAGAAACTTATGCAATGGTTTCATTACTCATTGAGTTCAAGGATCTACCATGGCAAAAACTCTCATCTTCCCAGCAGGTTCCGGCTTAATTTCTAACTTTCCTAAGAAGGAAGTTAGAAAACAAGTGAAATCTCCTATTTTAACGAATCTTCCAAGAATTGAAACTTGGATTTTTCCTTTTATATATTCGGTTCAGAACCATTCTAACCCAAGATAAAGAGTCTTGGTGGAAGAAAGTTCTAAATAATCGAAAAATCATAAAAGAGATGCTTCTAGGGATGGATATTCTTTGAAGGAGTTTATTGATCTAATCAAAGATCAAAAAGAACTACTTCATTCGAAAGGTCCAATAACCCCAGGTGCAGATGTTAATATAGGAAAAGGGGAAACCGACTTGATCAATTTATTATCAATTTGTAATAAATTTATAAATCTTTTAATATCTTTATCAAGAGAAATAACCGATCCAGAACTTGGATCAGTGATTGTCTTGAAAGATACAAAGCCTTTATATACAATATTTCTGTAACAAGAAAATAGTGTAGATCAAAGTCGAATTACCCTAAGATTTCCATTGGCGATTGCTAATCGCGAAGCTACTGGAATGATAGAGGGAAGACCTGCCTTATTTCTTCTAACTCTAGGACCTAATAGTCCTGAGTCAGAAAGTTCATGTCCTGAGATAGACTGTTGAAGAAGAACGCTACAGGACTTTAGGTATTTAACAACACCAACAAGTCCCTGAGCCTTCTTTAAACGGTTTATCTTCTTTAAGAATCCTCTGATTGCTGCAATTCCAAACGGGGTAGGTTTACCACCTGTTAAATACATTTGTCTTAACAAATGTATTATAGCAGGTCTTCCTTCATTTCTGAAGAAACAGGCAGACAAATCAAGCGTACCCAGATTAGATTTGGAAAATTTAAAGAAATTTAATTTTTTCATTTATAGTCTGGTTGGGTCTTACCCATATGCATATGATTTTGTCACTCGGTTTCCACTTTCGTGGGCCGCAGCCACCCTTTATCGGGCAGGTAATAAACCTGTTTGGTTGATTAGAAAAAGCCGATTAAGACTTTCCTAATTGCCAGCAAACAAGATATCCTGACAGAATGAAACCATCTAATGAAAACATCCACAATCTGAAGTTTTAAAACTATTACAAGTTTTATTATTTCATTAGTGATTGAATAATTAGAGAAAACGATTCAAGAACAAGTGATACTATTTGATACCGATTAGATATCAAATTTCCACGCTCCCTATTAAGGGCTAACGCTCTAACCTAAGTTAGACTGCTTGGAAAAAATCGAGTTCTCATATTAACAATATGAGTTTTACCTCATTTGGTGTGGTACTTATCTGTACTTTTTCCTAAATATGGAAGAGAGATAGTAAATTAATATCTCCTAAAGGATCAACCATGATCCCTCCATACAAGGTCGAAAACCAGACAGGCTCCTAGCCAATTCAAAAGATTCCATTCCATCAAAATACTTGATGGATAAATATCCAGACTCGCGTTATATGATTTATCATAATATTTTTAATCTATACACAATTTAATGTGTTATTTTAAGAATAGACTATTAACGTTAATGCTTAGGTGTGAATTCTAAGAAACTCGATATAACGAGAAGATCAGAAATAATACAATGGAATACTATTCCACCGGATTATCCGGATTTCTGCTCTGCCTAGG